GTTCTCTTTCATGTAAGGATTCTTATAAACTTGGAATCTACTATTTAATGAACCAACTTTTGTTACACCGAACGCAAATTGAGCATCACCATTGTCAGCTGTACTAGCATAACCTGGGATAGATTCAATTATTGTTGCAACATCTGGAGATACAACTAAGAAATTAGCTCCACCTCTTAATGTTTTTTGGTGAATAGAGTTAGATACACCAGCAATAACAGTTCCAAGTGTTTGAAACCAATTTTGTTGGTTGTAAGCAGAAGCAGCTTGTTCTTCAGAACTCATAGCTCCAAATGCTGAACCATTCCATACTCTACCAGCTTGTGCTGACCAGTATCCAGTTGATTTAGCATCTTGCATTAACATATCTAAGATTTCAAAATCGATTTCTTGCGAAATGTATTCTGATAACATAGATGTTAATTCAGCTTCTGCATCAATTGAATGGTAAGCGTTCAAATCTTGTGCGAATTCTGGAGTCCATTGTGCTTTTAACTTTCTAGTCTTAGCAACAATTGGTAAACTCTTCATTTCAACATTCAATTCAGGAATATCTAAATCAGCGCCTTTATCTTCAAAGTCACCTCTTGAAATATCATCTGGTTGTTTGTGGTAAGATACTTTAATTGTATCAGTTCCAGAAACCGTTCCTTCTAATACGAAGTTTACGTTTCCACCTGAAAGTGTAGTGTATTGTGGGAATTGGTTAGTTACCTCATCACCTATTACTCTAAACCCTCTGATACCTTTTGTATCAAATCCATCTACAGATGCAGTTGGTACAGATGCAACAAATATTGTTCCAGCTGATAATTTAGCAGTGTTAGTTGCTTTAAATGCTGAATCATAATTGTAAACAACTGGGCTATCAGCTGAAGATGTTAGAAACTTATTTGCAGCAGCAGTAGCATCTAATGTTTGGTCTACTGAATTGATATCATTCAATGAGTATCCAAATCTTCCTGCACCATATAAACCACCTGATGGGTCTGTTGTTGTTTCAGTAATACCGAATACAGAATCAGCTTGTGAATCTTTTCCAGAACCACTAGCGAAACCACTTTGGTTAGTACCATATTTAAAATCTAGATAAAATACTAGACCTGATGGTAAGTTCATTGGTTGTACTGATACGAAATCTTTTGCTACGATTTCACTAAAGATTCTTCTTACTAATGGTAATGCTACACCCGCCCACTCTTCTGAGTTAGCTGTAGTACCAGTAGAAGAAGCTTCTTTTACTAATTGTCTTGCTTGGTTTTCTAAAAGAGTTGCAACGCCTGCTTTTTCAACATCGTTTGCTATTCCTTCTAAAAGACCGGTTTTCTCCCACTTACCAGCTAAAGCTCTTGTAGCTTCAGATAGTCTTGCAGTATGAGAAGAACCTTCATTTAAAATGTTTTTTAAATCCATTTTTTTTCTCCTATTAATTTTAATAATTTATTTTAATCCAGCTAATTTTTTTCCATCTAGCTGACATTTCATTGCCCTCAGAAATTATTTTCTTTGGTGCTGAACTTTTTGTTGCTTTAGAAGCATAACCTTCTTTAACAACTGTTCTTTTCTTTTTAGCAACGTTCAAATTTTCTGCTAAAGTTGAGAATACTAATTTTACTTCTCTTACTGATGAAGTTCTATCGAAGTTTTCAAGAACTTTTACTTTTTGGCCTTCGTTAAGGTCAAATGTTCTGAATAGTTTATTAGTATAAAGTAGTTTAGCGTTCAACAAATTTACTTCATTGATAGTTTTTTGTAAACTTTCAATTGTTAAATAAGCTTCTTCTAATTCCTCATCTTTATTCTCTTCAACTTCTTCTTCTTCTGATACTTCTTCAGAATCATCTTCCATTTCTTTCAAAGTTTTAATAACTTCGTCTAAATCGATTTCTTCTTCTTCGTCCATATCATCTTCTTCAGCGATAGCTTCTTCTTCAGATTCTTCATCATCAGATTCTTCTTCGTACATTTCATCAGTTGGTGCATCTTCTTCTTCAGTTTCTAACTCAGCTTCTAATTCAGCGATTACAGACTCTAAGTCTAAATCATCTTCATCTTCTTCTTCGCCAGCTTCTTCTTCTTCAGATTGCATGTCAGCATCAGCTTCCATTTCTTCACCTTCTTCTGATTCGTAAGTTTCTTCAGTTGGTTCATCATCGTTAGATTCTTCACCTTCTTCTTCAGTTACTTCTTCTTCACTTTCTAAGTCATCTTCAGCCATTTCTTCTTCAGCGTCCATTTCAGAATCCATTTCAGGTGCTACAGCTACTGCCATATCATCTTCCATTTCATCTTCCATTTCATCTTCATCAGCTTCTTCAGCTAATTTCGCAGAAATCATTGATTGTAACTTAGGTGTGAATGCTTCTTCTAAGGCTAACTTAGCGTTTGCTAGAGCAGTTTCTTTAACGGCTTTAGCATCAGCGATAGCTTCAGATAACAAATCTTTTCTATTTGCCATAATTGTGTTCTCCTAAATTGTTTTTGGAAATAAGATTATTAGAACTCGACGTTACTCTATCTAATAGATGTTAAAAACTTGACACTCTATCGGCTATTTTTAGGTGTTAATAATATTACAAAACATTACCCTCCAACAGCCATGCACTCCCTAAAATAGAATTCTAC